TAGCCAGTAATTCAACAGCAGCTTTACCAGTAGGACGGATCCCACCAAGTTTACCAATCCACGATATAATGGGCGTAGGGGCAGCCTTAGTTTTCTGCTTACTCTTTTTACCCAACAGATCAACATCCGCACCAGCGGCTTTCTCATCGGCTTTTGCGCGCGCCTCTGTGCGTGATCTTAAAGCATCAATGACAAAATCCTGTTGATCGACTGTGTTTATTGCCGGAAGATCAGGGATTTCCCGCATAACCTTAATTTCACCAACAAGGCGCTTGATAATTTCTTGTGCTTGCTCATTATCACCAACACGCTCAATCATCGTCTCAACAAAAGCGCGCGGGTTCTTTGCAATCTCTTGCGCAATGTCCAATCTACCGCTTGCAAATTTACGATCACCGAGTCCTTGCTGTAACTGATCAAGGAAACTTTTCTCTGTTTCTTCGCCAATGGTTCCCTCTTCCATTAAAGCAACAGCTTCCTCAGCTATAGTTTCAAGCGTCTCATCAACATAGCGCATTTCTTCCACACTGTAATGATCTGCAACCAGTCGCGTATAATCATCCAATGTTTCACTATTTTCTATAGGTTGGATATATGTGTAATAATCCGCGCGCTTCATAGAAACCACGCCGTTATTTGCGGACGCGGCAAGCAATGACTCTTGCAGATCAGGGATAGCCCTATCAAGAGCCTCTTGCTGTTCGGGTGACATTGATTGATAGAAGGTGGTCATTGCCTCACCCTCAACATACAAATCAGCCTTATCCATGGAATATAGAAACTCTTGCATCTTCTTAGGGGAACGCTGTAAAAGTTTACCCCCGGCATCACTAATATTCTCACGCATATTTTGTAGATATTGCCTTGATTTATTGGTTTGCGCTAAGTTTTTAGTGACATCAATTGCACCTGTGGCCGCCTCTCCAAAAGAAGACATGGCAATCCCGCCGGACATACCAGCAAACATGGCGTTAACCACTTCTTTAACATTTTCCTCCGTGTATATCTCGCTATCAACGGCTTGAGAAACACCAACGATTTTGCCCGCCTCCTGAATACCCTCAGTTACGGCCTCAATTCCTGCGCCCTTGGCAATGTTTTTCAATGCGGTATTCTTCGCCACATCAATCATGGCATCAATAGCCTGATCTTTTATACTACGCCCCGCCAAGGATTTAACAATACGCCCACCAATCTTTGCAGGTAGAGCAGTATCAGGAAGAGCAAGCGCGATTCCCCATGCTAAAGAGGTGCGCCCTAAATTCTCATAGGTGATCTTATTCTCATTTTCTGGATTCTTATTGTATTCCGCCGCCGCTGCTTCAAGAGAGCTTTTAAATTCCCCAATAGTTTGACTTGACGAACCAACAAAAGCACCTGTTGCGCCACCTATAACCGTACCACCGGGAACAGGTGTTGCTGCACCAAGAGCTGCGCCACCTAATCCGAGAACCAAAGAGGGCGCGCTTGAGGTTAAGCCTTGCCCTGCATATTCAAGACCAGACACAAGAAGATTACCGGCGGACTCGATAACATTCTCACCCTCATCCATTGCCTCCCACATATCCTTATAATATGGCTGTGTGCCACCAGTGCGCGCTGCTGGCATTGCAACGGCTTCACTGCCTTTTTCTGACCAACCACTAGCATAACCAACAGCCTCAAAGGTTGCTTGTGTCATTTCAGGCAAGGACTCTGTGCCGATTTGCACACCATGGCCGAATGCGCTTGTTACTTTCTCAAGATAACCAATATCATCATGAGAAATCATTGCGTTTTCAGATACACCCAGATAATCCCTGAGCGCGGGATGCATACCATCAAAGTTGATCTTGGAGTAATCAATTTTCATCTTGATTTTTTCAAGATTTCTTTCCGCAGTGCCCAAGGGTATTCCGTTTTCCTGCGCGAGTGGAATGGCCTCAGCCACGCGATCAGGATTACTCTTCATGCCATTACGCACAGAGTTCCTTAAATTAAAATCACGGTTAGATATAAAATCTTCTTCGCTTCTTTTTAAAAGGGATTCATCAATTGGCATATTTTAATCCTTAAGGCTTTACAGGTGTTTCTTGTCCGCGAGTATTCTTTATATATTCATTAATAATGGTAGCATCAGTCACAGCCTCACCACGTCTTTTTAATGAATTTATCAACTTATCTTGATCGGAGGAAGATATATCATCCATAGTAATATCAAATATATTTCTATATCCCCCCCAATTCCATGGATTTAAGGCACTACCGGGATAGAAATCTTTACTCATGAATACGCCATCAAGAATTGTTTCAACTTCCGAGGGATTAGGGGACCGCCCATTATGCTCTTGTGTAAAAGCATTAATACGCACATCAAGAAGAGCATTAACCCTATTTTTCTTTTGCTTACCTTCATCAGTGCGTGTGCTTATATTTAATTCTAAGAAGGCATTGTTTACAGAACTATTGCGAGACTCCGCAGTAACCATCATAGCAGGGCTATCAAGTGCCTCTTTTTTCTTTTCCCACATATCATAATCATCTGTTGATAGCTTTAGACGAATACCGGGCGTATTAAGATCAGTTTCTTTTAGCTCTTGCGGTGATAGAGAATACAGATAATCAGCGGTGTTGTCATGAGTAAACCCTGCGTATTCATTCAGCTCCTTATAAAAACCAGCCTCACGCGCTCTTGTGGCCATAGAAAGGGGCAATTGTGATACATACCCCTCCTCTGTAGATAGTATAATGGAGAAAGCACCATCCAATATATCGCGCGTTTCTATAGTCTGCGCCCGATCAATAGAGCTATTATGTTTTTTAACATTCTTTGAAAACATTCTGCCAGCATCATCACTCATGCCGGCGGCTTGTTCCGCAGCCTTTAAAGGATCGATACGACCAGAACCACCGCCCAAGCCACCAATAACCTTTGGGACATATTCCCGCGCTTCATCACTATCAATTTTTGAGATAAACTCATCCATAGAGATTTCACCCTTACGCGGATCACCAACTTTTTTAATATGCTTGTTTACATTGCCCATACCCCAATTATAGGACAGAACCCCAAGAGCATTATCACCGAAGTATTTAACCTGTTGCTTAAGATATGCGCGGCCCAGCTTTTCATTTACATCAGCATCCAGCCATGTCTCAGGATCAATACCCATCTTTTCGGCTTGCTCACGCGCGGTAGGCTCCATCAATTGAGCGATTCCTTTCGCGCCAACTGGTGACTCTGTAATGCTTCCATCTGGCTGAAAATGTTTTCCGCCACTTTCTACATTTAGCATGGAAGTAAAAATATCATCTGTGCTTTGAACCTCAATACCAGTATTTCCAGAAATAGAGGCATATGCTGCGTTTGCTTGAGCCATAGGCACCAAGGAATCCATATAACCATCAAGCTTCTTAACATCATCCATTACTAAGTGGCCGGTTTTACGGACGTTATCATAATACATAGCGGCTTGAGCATGCTTCTTTGGATCGGATGAGTTCAACCAAGACATAAGGCGCTCAGTATGCATGGCACTACCTGACTTTTTTTGATTAAGCATATTTTGCTCATCACTAACACCATCCGCCATAGATTTATTAAATGAGGCAGTTTGAGCCTGTGAATGCGCTGCGCGGAAATATTCGTTATCATCAGGATTAAGGCCAACCGATTCACGCGCCAACTGAAAATTTGTTTCTGAAACATCAGAGCGGTACTTACGCCCCTGATCTAAAGTATGCCTACGAACACCGCCACGATTAGAAATATCCATAGAATCCAACCGCGCTTTAAGCGCATCCTTTGCGGTGGGATCCGTAACATCTTTTAAGGCCTCATCCATAATGATTTTTGATTCTTTATCGTAAACACTATCACCATTTATAGCGCCCTGCCCTGACTTACCGTATATTCCCGTATCTTCACCAGTACCATAAAGCAGGTCTTGATATCTTTTCTGTGCAAAGTTTGATCTGTCTTGAGCAAAAGCCGCATTTACGCGCTTTCTTTCAACGAGATCAATAGCCTTTCTCTTCTTTCTTTCAGCCTCATCCACTCTATTACGTTCATCTGTGCGAGCTTCACGCTCAGATGCAATACCACCAACCGCCGCGGCAGCATCACCGAGAGAACGCGCCGCCGCATTGTTTCCAGACTCATACGCCGCAGTACTATATCCCTGCACTCTGCGTTGTGGTGATGCAACTCTGCGTCTTGATTCTATATCAGGAAGTGTAATAGCCATTTAAAAATACCTCGTTGGTTTTCTTGCGGGTGCAGAAACAGCAGGATTAAATCCTGAGCTTTGTCCTGCCATATTTTCAAACCCACCTGCCATGCTAGATGCACCTGCAAGAACTGTTGTACCTGCCTTAAAATAACTTGACCTTTTTGCAGACTTACCAGCCGTTCTTGCTTGGCGGCCCTCATACCTGTCTAACTCTGCGCCATGCTCAAGAGAAGCGGCGCGCTCTTTCCCCTCATACAGAGAAATCCCAGCGTTATATTCACCCTCTGCCTCAATATCACCCATTATATCAATCACCGAAGGATCAAGAAGACTCCCACCGGAAGAGGCCACAATTGCGCGCGCGCGTGAACTGGATAGTTCTGCTTGTCTGCGATCTTCTATGGCTGTGCGTTGTGAAGAGGCAAGCTCTTGACCCGCAGCCTGTTCTTTTTGCTCTGCCTGATAGTTTAACTGGACTTGCTGTGCCTTGGCATTGGCATCCGCCGCATTACCAGCAGCCAAAGAACCCATTGCGCTAAGTGCGGTACTCGCCACCATTAAACCTAGTGTTAGTGGATCTGCCATCTAAAAACCCTTTTTTCTTCATCATAAGAAATCTGTTCAAAACCAATGCGCTTAAGAAAATTAGGCGCAGTAAGCATATCATTGTCGGCAACGGCATAAAGGATAGGATAACCAATAGATTTAATTTTATCCCAAATTTTGATAGATGCGCGCCAAATAGTAATATTCGGCACTTTACTTTTTAAATTCATCTTCATAAATACTAACATAAGATGGCGTGTTATGGCTACACCCCCGATTGCTACAAGCTCACCGTCATAAAAAGCACTCCATGCGCGGCAACAATCTCTCATCTTATCACCAAAGAAATATTTAATATCGTGGCGCGTAGCAGGACGTATCTCCACACGATTGTTAACCATTAGTATTAATCCCTATTACGGCGGCCAGAACAGTACAAGGACGTGGTGCAGAAGCCCTAAGGCACAGCCTAGAATCAGTATCCCAATTTCCATTAAAGTTCGCAGGATCGGTATCATAGCTAGAATGAATAGTGTTTTTATCAACTAAAGCCCCCTCATGGTGTGATGGTAATCCGTCAAGGTTTTCAAAGTCTTTGCCGTATTGTATGCCCTGTGCATGCGTATTCTTCAAAATAAGCCCTAAATGATCTACTTTCTTCTTTACCGTCAGCGCACTACCGCCTTGCGCCGCGTATGCCAGTTTAGTGCTTTGTAAATCTGCATCATAACCAAGACCAACAACAACTTTTGAGGCTGCGACTGCGAGAGTAATAGAGCCACCGGAAACCGGATGGGTTCCAACATCTATACCATCCGCCCAAACAACAACATCTTTTGCCTCTAAATGGGATAACCCCGTAACTGTGGTGACAGCAGTCCCATCATATATAATATGACTATCAGCCAGTTTACTTATCATACCACCTTGACACTCGCTTTCCATTGCCCATTTTTCCCAATAACGGCGCGTTACGCCATCAATAACTCTGCGAACTTGGTAATATACCTGATCTTCTATAGTGCCAGGCAACACCATAACATCCTCAATAAACCCATCAGTTTCAACCTCAACCCAACAAAGAACATTCTCGATTGACTGAATAATAAGCACCACGGCTTTACCGTCACCGCGTACACAATGAATGCGCTTATCAGGCTGTTTCTGCACCTGAATACGAACAAGTGAAGGCTCACCAACATCAGGGCGTATCTCTGTAAGATCAGAAGCAACGAACTTGCCGTAAGCCACATCACCACCATCACTCAGCTTATAAAGCTTTGTGCCATTACTATGCACGAAAAACCCCTCATCATTTAATGAAGCAGCCATCACCGCCGCGCTACCTTCTGTGCTTGGGGCTTTTGCGGAATAATTACCATTTGTGAGTGGTTCATCAAGGGATGATGATCTCATGTTCCATTCAGCGGCATCAGTACCGACAATAACCCTTGATAAATCAAGCATCCAATTAGGGGTAGACACGGGGCCTTTACCGATTGTTCTATTCAGCGCGGCGCTATCACCAATAACATCCTCATCAAAACTTTCAAACGCATCAGATATACTGCCTAGAAATCTTCCGTTTCCTGCAAATTCCAATCTGCCATCACTAAGAACCACGGCTGATGGATGCCCGCGCCTGTCAGACCAGATACCCTCTTGCCAATCAAAAGAGGCCGCGGTGCCTCCTAAACTTTTTAATACAGCGGCTTCAACCACAGTCTCGCTGTTGTAGCCTGTCACACGACAAATACCAACGACATTACCATTGGCATAGGTCATTGATAACTCAGCGGTGCCAGAAGTATAATCGCCGGCGTTAATGCCCAATCTGTAAAATATAATTTGATTATCAAGTCCATCATTAAAATTATTTGACCCATTAGAGGTATAAGAAGAAACATCCACCCAAGACCCTATTTCCCCAACTGATCTTTGAAGTGTAATAGTGCCAACCCAAGTCCCTGCGCGTAAAATTTCAAAAGAACGCTGAGAAGAACCTACGCCTTGTATTCTAATTGGATCTGTCCATTGATTCTCGCCCGTAACATCGGCCTCAACCACCTGTCCAATGGATGTTATTTTAAATAAGGCACCTACATGTGTGGTGCGAAACAATGCGCGTGAGGCTGTAAGCGTAATATCACCAGATATAGCAGACGGTGTAAGCTGTATCGTTCCTGTGTTTATAGACCTAAATGGCCCATCATCCGGCTCATAATTTACCAAGCTCCATGAATTAATAGAACGGCGCTCAATCTTTTGGGTTTGATAACCCTCGCATGCAAGATAAATAACATCAGCGGATTGATCATAGCGAATCAGGCGCATATCAGCCTCAAGCCATGGGGCGGTAATATCCATAATTCCAGATGCTTCAATTTCACAAGAGGTTATTATTTTTTTGGCGGGTGAGAGTCCTATGAATTGCAGGAATACCTCAACACTGTTTGGTATAAATGACAAGCTATGCTCACCTGTCCCTAGTGTTGTTTCAGAAATAAGATCGTCACCGCCATCCGTGGTGCCTAAACGAAAAGTAACAGGGCCGCGCTCTACATTAATCCTAAGCGCATGCTCTACCATTGAATCTGTACCTGATATAGTTAAGGATTGTTTACGTCCAGCAGATGCAAAGTCTGTACCCACTAATTCAAGTTGATTACCTGATATAGTTGACGTGGCACCCCCTTCATCAATATCCACCCATCCCGTATCACTGCTAAAATCACCACTTGTCACCACAGTAGAGACAAAATCTCTTGTGATAGGAACATCATCAACCAAAACACGCATATTTTGATCGGTGAATTGTATAGCGGCACTATCATCTTTTCTAAAAACGAATGGCACATTGTATGAGAGGAGATCATCTTTTGTATTGACAATATAACCAGTGCCGGGACGTATCATCATGCTACCCAATACGCGCGGCATCCAGTTAAAGAATACACTGGCAGAGAGGGCTGTGCGTGGTATATCAGTGCGCGCCAAAGCAAGGTCACTGATCAGACCACGGTTGAATGCGAAAATTGGTACATTGGCTCTAGCCATATATTAGCTCCATCTCTCAGATTTTCTGCCGTTATTCACATTATTGCCAAATCTTGAATTGTTCCAGCTACCCTGATTCGGGAATCTCGTGGGGCGGCCAAAGCCATCCTTGTTTGCGGCATCACTTAACCGCTTACCCATTATCCGCTCTAATTTATCCATATCAACTTTTACACCCGTCAAGCGGGGCGCAACCTCAAAAGCCATGTACGACATAACATATTTGGCAAAGGTGATATCCCATAAAGAGTAATCACCACCATAATCAGGATCATCAGAAATTATCTTAACAAAAAGCTCATCTATATCAGTGAACCAATGTTTTGCATTATCGTCATATTGAGAAAAGCCGGGGCGAAAATATTCGTCTGCGGCTATAGCGGTTAATCCACAATAATCATCCGGCTTTGGATATGCATTTCTATAACCAAATTCCGTATCTTTGGCAGGATCAGGCTCAAGCCTAAGTGTTCGTATTGCAAATGACCATTGACCTTGCTCTAGGCAATACTTTACTGCACCCTCCGCCCATACATCATCAAGAAGCCTACGAGGCTCCCTGTTTTCATCAAGGGTTATTCTACCTTCACCGCAAAGGCGTAAGGCACCGTTATAAAGCATGAGTTTGTCAATGGCCATAAGCTAAACCCCTTAGTCTTTGAGTGCTTTCAGGTAATCATCAAGGTAATCCTGAGCTGCTTCTTTGCTAGGCAAGCCCTTCTCAATAATCTTATCATCAGAAAGGCGTTTGATATATATTTTCTCAGAGTGGTTAATCCATTCAAATTTATAATCACCGCATTTAGACGGGTTCTTAATATCATCAGATGGTTTCTTTGCCGGTGTTTTCTTTGCTGGTGAATCAGATGATAGTTTTCCCGCATTGGCAAGATCAATATTTTGCACACAAACAACTCGCGCAAAATTCTTATCAGCCGCTAAGACGAATAAACGCATGTAACGACTATTATCCGCCCAAAAAACATCAACAACAGCAGGGCTGCGGCCTCTGATCTCAATACCAATCATCTTTGAGTATGTCACCCAATACTCAGGGCGCATAATGTCCTCAGGTGTGGTAGATAAATCATCTACTCGCATTGTAAAATGAGGGCGGTCATGTTCCGCAACCTTAAGCGCGTTCACTTGTGCTATTTTTCCTGTTTCATCTTTTGCTGTATTTTTAGTCATAACTTTGTAACTCCTGTTTGAATTTAAAAGAAGGCATAAGCATGGGCATGTGGGGAAGAGCGATAAGCTCATCATCATTATGATATAAAACGGCTCAAATGGCAATGACATAGAAAAAGCCCCGCACAAAGGCGAGGCTCTAACAACAGCAACAAAGTGAACTTATTAGTCTGTGTTCGTGCTATACGTTGCACCAGCATCAGACAGATCAGCGGAACCATTTGCATTAATCACTGTAACAATATGACCAGTGACCGTGTATGGTGATGCATTTGTATCATGTACTTCTACATAATCACCTTGCTTCATACCTAAGCCCTCAGCATTAGTAATGTAACCATCGACACGAACAACCGTAGCGGCATCTTCGCTTTTATAAGTCCACTTCTGACCCTGCCCTGCAAGTGCAGTGCTGTCCAGAATAGGTGGGTTTGATGTACTATAAGCCATAACGACTCTCCTTATATTAAATTGAAAATGGGTAGTAGAAAGCCTAATTAAAGGCTTCCGTTAATCATTAAGATAGAGCAGAACCATCATGGATCATTTTCACAATACCTGCATTTTGCAAGATTGTTGAACCAATGAATGCGGTACAACGTGCATAACTATAATCATCTTCTTCATTATAGTTTGCAGCCGTTTGGATAAGCTGCGAAGGAGCAGCGTGACCAACAGCGGTTTTGTGATACATAAAACACGTCTCACTAGATGTACCGGCACCGGGCAAGTTGGAGTGTTGTATCCACTTGATACCCATCCAATTATAATAACTGCGGGTATCATCCCAAGCCATATCATTATTTTCGGAAGGTTTCTTAGTTACATAATCAGCACTCACAAACTCCTTCAACGTATGGAGATAACCAAGAAAGGCCGGTGTAACAACCGCGCAAACATTACCATCCATAGGCACTTGTGCATTACCTAGCTTAACGATTGCCGTAGTGACCATAGCCAAACTTGCAATAGCAGCCGCACCAGTTGTTACGGTTGCGCCCTCAAGTGTCTCAATGATATCAAAGTCGATCTCACGGTGAATAACACCCATAGCGGTTTGCTGCATAATGCGGCGACCATCACCTTGGGATGAGAAGATATTGAAACCTGTGCGCTGTGGTTTATCATGTTTCTCTTTAAGAGTAACAGTGTTTTGCACTAGATTATCAGGGCGACCCGGAATACGTCCATTGGTACCACGAGTAGTAGCGCGAACGCCTCCACTGTCAGCGACCAAGAAAGTAGCCTGATTACCTTTAACCTGTACCTCAGTGGTAACAGAGTCATAAAGTAAACTCATTGTTTGTTCGAAACCCTGCACGAACTCTTGACGGAATTGGGTTTGAAAAGCTGTATCAGCCATAACGGACTCCTATTGTAAATTTATAAATGTATGATTTTTTGTTCTGAGGTAGCTGTGTGGTTTATCTCTAAGGGTAGCCGATTAAGGGGCTTATCGATAACACAGGGTCAGTATATATAAGATGAGGGGCTGCAAGCAGGGTAGCCTCATATTCAGTAGCATGGCATAAAAAAAGATATATGGCAAGGTATTATAGTACCGCTCCATATATCTTGTATAATTGTGTAATATCACTTAGGAGTGAATTTACCTTTTGCGTTGAGCAATTCCTGATAATGAGCTTGAGCTTTTTCATCATTGAACCAAGATTTTGTATTCATCCTAGCCTCGTATTTCTTGATTTGCTCATTAATACCATCAATCTGATCCATACCAATGCCCGGCGTTGTGGTGCCAAGAGGATTCAACTGCCTTTGAATAGTCGCAAAAGCTTTCATGACATTTGCATCAGACATTAAAGGCGTACCACCTTCATCACCTAAGCGGCCACTTTTAATCGCCTCTTGGATATCTTGGGGGAAATTTGTCTCAATGAAGTTATTCACTGTATTCAGGTTAGCATTATAATCAGCGCCCCATTCCTCCTTAAGCTCTTCTATGGCCGTGTTTTGTGACTCAACATCACGCGCAGATATATCCTGCGCATACTTCTCTTCATAATTTGAGAAAGCCTGTAATCCTTGTGCGACCACCTCAGGTGATGCATTCATTTCATGCATAGTGTTAAGATAATCACCTGCATTTTCAACAATATCCTCTCCAAGCACTAAACCATCAGGAAGATGATCAAGATATCCTTGTGCTTCGGCAGGTACGCCATTCTTTTCACGGAACGCCGCTTTTTCTTCATCCGTGGCATCATCACCAAGAGCCTCTTTGTGTTTACCACTACGGATAATATTTTCTTGCTCAAATACTTTATCAATAAGTGCTTTCTGGCTAGAGATACGATTTAAGAATGCGAGTTTCTTTTTATCATCACCGGCATAATCCTCACGCCATGTCTTTTCCGCATCAGCCCCTTCGCCATCTTTCGGAGGTGTTTCATCATCCCCGTCTTTTGGCGGTGCTTCATCATCCCCGTCTTTTGGCGGTGCTTCATCACCGGAGGGTGGAGTATCATTATCAGGGGGCGTTTCATCACCGGAGGGTGGAGTATCACCGCTATCAGCATCACCAGAAGGAGGAGTATCACCACCTGATCCACCACCTGCATCACCCTCATCAGGTGCCATTATCATATAAGGGAAACCGCTATACTTTAGAAATTCAAACATTATTTTAATCCTCTGTTGCTGTTATTGTGTTGACGTTTAATAGGCCTATAATCTGTTGACCAACAAATGCGCGGCCCTGTGCAAAGTCGGTGTTTCTTCTTCCATCTTCACCAGAATACCAACACGGTTGATTATTCCCGCGCGAGGCATCTTTTATAATCCACTCAAGGGCTATTTTTTGCTGGTGTGGGCTGGCTTCACCTGCCATAAGGTTTTTTAATGCCTTAACAATAGATTTCTTTGCTTCGGCTGGCTGGTTCGCTGGTGGTAATCCAAGGGGAACCATACCAAGCTCACCCTTTTTATCTTTTACTTTCGTCATAATCGTAAACCATTCCTATTGTTGTGCTTGAGACATATCCTTAGCGGCCTTACCAGCGTTAGCAGCGGCCTTACTGCCTTGCTCTGCCATTTCAAGCATTTGTTGCTGGTTAATTTTTTCAGCCTCAGCCGCATCCATTTCCTGCATTTCAGCCTCGCCACGCATCCACGTAGCAGGTGTTTTAAGTGCTTCAAGAGTTTCACGAAGAGCTGTGCGCCCGTCAACCATCTTAACCGCACCCGGATCAAGCTCTGCGGCTTGTGCCAACATTTCTTTTGTCTCCAAGAATTTCTGCGCTTTTTGTTTGTCCACCGCGTCATGCAATGGTGATTCAAACTGAAACTCAACATCTCTGCTCTTTAAGGATTCTGGTATGTCGTACATAGAACCAAAAGCACCCTCACGCATCATAAGCTCAGCCGTTTGCTCACAAACACCGCCGTTATAATCCATTTCCATAGGCTCAAACAAAGGCAAGGCATTACGTATATACTCTTGAACGCGTTGACCAACCTCATAAGCAGTCATATCAGCGCCGCCGGAGGGTGGTAGGTTCAGCTTATTAAGATAGAATGCCTCCATGATCGAGGCTTTAATGTCCTCACGCAATTCAATACCGTAAGGTAAAGAGCTGTAATTTTGATTGATCGGACGCAGAGAGTCACCTAAACGCTCATCATAATCTTCACTAACCCACGTAACACCACCGGCCATGTAAGATATATCTGATCGTATAACATCAGTTTGCGCGATCATTGGCGGGTTAACTGCTTTCTCACCTGCTTCAAGCAGCGTAAGCGTCATTGCTTGAATAAGGCGCGCATCAGGAAGTGCGGCAATAGTCGCAGGTGAATAACCATACTGGCTACCACTGACTGTCTGCCAGCGCGGAACAGTGTAAATAGTGGTGTGGCTACCAACAACCTCAATAATATGATCATTGGCCACATCAATATAAATGGAAACGTACTTTGTCAGGGCCTTAAACGAGTTATCGAATGTTTGGTACATTTCAATAGGAATAACAATATGACGACAATCAATTTCAGTGTACGGATCTTTATTAGTATCAGTCACAAATTCAGTGACTTTCTGATGCAGGGCATCCTTACCAAACATTTCATGCAATTCTCGTGCGGTTGGGTTCCATTTACGGTGAATATTATCAACAATGCCCTCAACGTTTTCCATCCATGCAACATCACGTAAATGCCAGCACCGATAAAGCATACCTGTGCGTAATCTATTAATTTCTGTTGATATAACAGCGTTGCCAAATGTTACAAAATCATTATCAGCCTCTTTCGTTGCACGAACGAACTGAGCAGAACGTTTATACATTGCCTTACGCATTATCTTATCTTTGTGTTCAAGCCACCTGCGCCCATCCAAATCAACACTATCAGGGTCTTCAACACCCATATGGAACCATTCCTGACCGGAAGGGCGTAACATAGCACTGATTGAGCTACCAAGTTCCCTACGTGTAAGAATAGGGAAAGACGTTGTGAGGTTGTTTGCAAAATCATCACCTAATGTACGAATATTTGTGAAATCAGCTCTCTCAGGATAGAAGTTATCAGCCTGTTCCTGCCATAAAGACATAAGGGTTTCTCTCTTAGAAAAGAGACGACCACCCATTTTTATCAATGATTTTGCAATTTCTGACATATTAACCCCCTAAACCACCACCATTATCTTGTGAAAGAATTGTACTCGCCCTGCCTGATTGACGCGCGCGCTTGGCTAATGTTCTCTTTTTGTCCAAAGCGACATTAGTATCATCAGCCACAGGCATCACGGCTGGTGCTTCAATAGGAGGGGGAGGGGGAGCTTTAGGAGCTTTTAATAGTTTACCCATATTTTAATACCTCGTGATTACGTTATGAAACAAGCATAAGCATGAGCGTATTATTGATTATTTTCTGCGGCGGTTTTGATAACCCCCAATAGCTTGAGGGCGGCCATTAAACTTATTATGCCACATTTGAGCGGCTGTGTCAGCCTTTGCACCATCTGTCCATGCCATTACCACAGCATCACCAGCGTCAGGGCTTCGGCCTAACTTCGCTATTAGATCATCTTTAAGCGTTATACTCAACTCCATTGTTCCACCCTTACCACGCTTTACGTTATACAGGGGTGCTGTGAGGTCTGCTACAAGCTTTGGCTCATCAGGTAAGCATATATCACTTCCGCCCGGTTGTTCAGGGTCTAAAGCCTCCTTAAACTTATAATATGCCTCTGACCTTTTTAGATTAAATGTATATGTGCCGCATTTGCTTTTTGCTGTACTGCCAGAAGATCCTTTATATCGCCTAAAATCAATTCCATTTTCTTCTAATTTCTCCGCCGTTGCACCACCGTACCCACCACCCATATCAATAATTGGTAAAGCTTGATCTTTTCTTTCCTTCACAATAAGGGCAACAACACTCTTGCCGTTTGGCGTATCCTTGCCCGGCGTTCTTGTTATCGGCGCATACCAACCATCATGGCGCGGGGCTAAAACTGTTTCATCTTGCCCACCCTGTGCTATATCAACACCAATCGCGCACATAGGAACATTTTTGGGAGGCTTGCCAAATGAATCACGCCATCTTTGCTGTGCTTCTATAATCCATTGCGTAGGAATAAGTTGTCTTACACTATCCTCAAGAGCTAAATCAAAGCGGCCATCACGATAAGCAAGACGCAGCCCGACATCCAGTGCATCAAGGTTTGCACCGTATTCTGTTTCTGCTAGATATAGGTTATCTTCCAATTTTGCGCGGATAAATGTACGGCTACGCGCCATTACAGTCTCTTCACTACCATCTTCATAGGTAAACGTATGCGGTCCACGTCCATCAACTTCACGCTCAAGACCTGTCTTATCCGTGGTGTACCATCTTAATTCACCATCTTTTGCAGGATTGTGGTGCTTTGGGTCAAGCCAAGCAGCCCAATATTCAATAACCCAAAGCCCCTCTGCAGTCGTAGGAGGGTTTCCAGTACAGAGAACTCGACATCTTTGCCCCGGCGTTGCGCTACGGTTCCACGTCTTGATAAACATAAACTGACTCTTAAGAAAGTCACTGATTTCATCAAACACAAAAAGATCACGGGGGCGGCCTTTATACTTTTGCTTATCCTTCTCATCCTTACAGCCACCAAACTTTATCTGATTACCGCCTACGCGCCACACAAGATCACTGCCATTACGCCCATCAGTATGGCCAAGTATTTCCTCTACACGATCAAATGCATCCTTTACCGTCTCACGTTCACGGCGAAGAAATAACGATCTTTCATGTTCATTGAGTGCAAGGCCAAGGCCAAGCTCTGTTTTACCACCACCAGCAGAACCGCCATAGAACAGCTCATCAGCTTCACACAAATACGCTTCTAATTGCGGTCCAGGCAAAGGAATCCAAACAGCATCACCAGCAGATTCATTCGCAGCCGCCATAACTGTTGCCTGATCTTCCTCGCTCATAGCGTCAAATCTATCCAACAGATCATCGAGCATATTCATCAAAAAAGCCTCATTTATAAATTAAATTACTGCAATCTTAACACCGAGGTTCATTATAGACGATGCGCTATCAGTCTCAATATAAAGCTCTGCGGGGTTGTCGCGCACGTCTGCCGTTTCTATTGTGAATAGGAATGTGTCGGAAAACGCGGGTTGTGAACCAGCGGTTTTATATGTGTCATGATGGATTGCTTGTGTGAATGGTTCGACCCCACCAATAGCCGCATCCATTTCCATTTCTAATTCGGTATTCGTGCCGCCCGTTGTCGGTATAATATCCACCCGAATCATCAACTGATCGCCCACGTTCAAATCACTGAAATCAAACTGGTTTGTTGTGGTGTTATAAAACTGCGTTACCGTAAGTGGCTTAAATGCATCCTCGGTCTGCGCCCCTGCGCCATCATTAACAATCTTTGTTCTAACACCGCTCGCCAAAGCCTGTGCGCCTGTATCATCATCATAAGTCATGTGACCACGTTCGGTGACGATACGTGAATGAACCGCGCTTGCAATAAGGTCGCGCACCAATAAAGGTGTTCCCGTGTTATCAGGTTGCCCATCAGCAAAGAGTGCATCCATTGCCACCTGTGTTCTTTTTGTTCCAGCCATAACCGTATCTCCTATTGTAACTGTAAATTAAACTTTTCTTATGAACACCGCTGGCACTGCACCAACCTTCAATCGTGTCACCGCACCAAATGATGCGGGTAATGCGCCTGTGTTACCTACATAAATCCAGTCTTCTATAGCCGCAGCCGCAGGGTTTGCCGAATTATTACCATACAGGCGTATGAGATCATAATCAGTGTATGCAAGGCTACGAACCGTTGGATCGCTTGCTCCACCCTCAGCTTGGTACGCCAAGAAATATGAACCAGCCTCAAGCGTGAAATCGCCCGTGACTTCCTTTACGCCTGTCGTTCCACTGTCCACAGTACCCGCGTCATAGACTAATTCATCAGGGACACCATCGAGCATCTTGTAAACACCCAACCGTATTGTTGTGGAAGCCACGGCAGTTGTCACCTCAATGCCAATACGGTTGAAAACTGTACGGGCTGGAATGTTAATAGGTGGTGGTGCTACCAGTAAACTACGAGTAAACGAACCCACACTAGACGAACCCCAATTTGCAGGAAAATAATAACGACCATCGGCGATGCCAGCTATATCCGCAGTCGGGCATTCATTCCCAGTTGCCCCTTCAATAATACCAGAGGTCTGAATTTTT